CCCTCATCCCAACTTCGTGATCCCTTACGGGAGCAGGGCATTGATGAAGCCGATTTGTTCTTCATCCACCCTAGCTACTAACGAAGATTTTAACACCATACGATTAACCTTTCTCGTTCTCCGAGTGTTACGGATATATTGATAAAATACATCCCACTCGGAAGAATCTAAATGGTCTTTCGCAGGAAGACTACGATTTGCAAAAGCTAGGGCGATAGAAATATCACCTTGCTTCTGTATTGGTCGCAATCTTCTTCGTATTTTCTTAAGAATGTTACGAGATGGACCATATTTATAATATGGTCCATATCGCACATATTCATCAAGAGAATACGATGGTGGCCTGCCCTTGTCGACAACTAGCCTTAAAGTTGTCGCCCCAAGCAAAGTCTGGGGCACACAAGACCAAATCGCTGCTCGGAGGGTTTCATACGGCTCCTTATGGATTATAGACAAAATCGCTACCTTATTCATAGTAACGATTAAATCTTGTACGTTAGTTACCCATTTGAAATCAAATGAAGTAACATAACCATACGAATCCACAAAGTGGGCACCACATGACTCCCTATAGGTCGATCTAATGTTAGTCTTTTTGAGATTAACACTAAATCCAGCTATTTGCAGGTTCTCAACCACATCATCCGCATACTGGTTTTGACAAATAATGTCATCACCAAACACAGTTGACGTAGAATCAAATGATCTGGTTAAAGCTGTTAGAACCAAGGTCATTAGGTCGAAAGTAAACCCATTACCCATACTAGACACCTTGTTGACAATATAATAATTGTCATCAGGGCCGAGGGTCATGTCTGACCTGCTAGCAAGTACTTTATTAAGTACTCTTTTGGGAAGTAGGTAATTAATCAACCTAACACTGATCGCATCACTGCAATCAGATAGATCGATCGTAGCGATATTACTATCGCTGATCCGATGTCTATGCACATCTGCTAGTACATCGAGATCGATCCCGAGTTTGTCTTTAAGACATTTTCGGATACCAAGTCCTACAGCTCGCTGGACAAGCATATTGCAAAGCGGTTCTAAGCAAATCGATCTGTCCTTAAGATTATTCTTAGGAACAGTAGACCACCTATTACCGCGCACAAATTTAACTGAACAGTAAAGTTTGAACTTGTATATTTCGAAAGCAAATTCATTTTTATTTTTGAACTTGTTCCAAAGCATACAGTTTACAACTCTCATGTTCAGTACATGTGTTTTGCAGTAGCTTTTAAAGCGTTTCTTTACTGCATGTTTCAAAGCTCGATGCCAGTAAG